TTTTGCCATTGCTGTAAAACCTAAGAACCCCATTGGATTACCTTGCATTAACATCATTGTTGATTGAATCTTTAATTGTTTTCTAAGTTCTGCTGTCTTTTTTTCTTCTTCTTGAACTTCTTCTTTTTTTAATGCGTTTCTAATTGTTTCTTGAAGAACAAGTTGAATAGTAAAAGCTAAAATATCTACCATAAGTTTTTGTGCTAATTCTTTAAATGATTTGTTTAGGTCTTTTCCTAATACTACTGCTTCTGCTAAAGTTCTTGAAAACGACTTTAATGAACCTGATGCCATTTTTGCTATTGTTGTATTTACACTTTCAAAATCTTTTTTAAATTGTGTTAAAATACTGTCTGTTATTTTAGCTAAATTAATACCCGCTTTTTCAGTTTCTTTTTCAAAGTTAGTTGCGGCTTTCATTAATTCTTCCATAGACTTTTTAGATTCAATAATATTCTCGTCTATTTTTTTCATAAACTCGTTGGCTTTTTTGAACATACCGCCCATAGATTCTTCATCTCTTTCGCCAAATATTTTATTTGTGAGTTCGTCTAAATCTACTCCTATTTGTTTCAATAAAGCTAACGCACCAATAACAGCAATTTTACCTGCTCTACCTAACATCAAGAAACCTATA